GCTAGGTACTGTGCCAAACTCTTGCCTGTGCCGGACTCTGACGAGCCGATGTGATAGACGATGCCTGAGTGCCCTGTGAACTTCATCAACACCGATGAGGGGCCGACCATCGCCAGTGTAAGCAGACCCCAGTACTCCCGAGCGATGAGCATCTGTATCGAGCGTATCCACGGCGCAGAGTCGCCAACCGGGCTGCAGAACTTGTTGATATTAACGAGTCCCGGTGTCGGGACGTGNGTGACGGTGCCNTCCGGTGCGTAGATAGAGCTGTTGTAGACGAACGTGCCGTCATTCTGCCACCCGTAGCTCGTGGGTACTGTGATCGGTAACTTGTTTGTACTAGCATATTCAACACAGGCGCGCACATACTCAAACAGATTCTTGTCGTTGCCAGACCCGTAGGCAGCCACCACGTTTTGTGCCGCCAGTGCCTTGAGGGTCTCGTCCTTACTGATGACTGACTTCTGCGGGAACAGGATGTCTTGTGAACCAGTGTTTCTGACCACTACCATGTGAATCATGTGCTCGCCGTCAGAGTGCAGGATGTCCGCTACAAACAAGTCGTAGCTCAGTATCAGGATAGGCTTGGTCGATTTTGTACCGTCCGAGTCTTCTAATACCTTGTCGATATACACCCCGCCGTTCTTGCCGTAGCTGAACCCCTTGGGCGCGGCAGGCTTACTGATGGTGACAGGCTGTGTAATCTCTGGAGCTACTTGCTTCTCTATAACAACTTCTGAAGCCTCGTTATTAGTCTCAAGCTGTCGGCTCAGGTGCAGGGGGTTAGTGATCTTGCCAAAGTGAGCGCACCCGTCACACACGCCGGGGTTTAACGTGTCGAACTTGATACACGGCATCGGGCCTTTGGTGTGGTTCCACTTGTCGTTCAGGCGGTCTTCAGCATAAGGATGTAACGCGCCAAGCGCTTTGGCGCTCTCGTAGCCGTCATCGCACTTCTTGGCAATAGAAATCAGGGCGAACCACAGGGGCTCCATCCCGTCATCTGAGGCGTGGTCTTTGTAATACTGAAGTTGGGCGCACCCCTTGCCCGCTGCCGTGGCCTCCTCAATGTTCTTGAACAGGCTGATTGTGTTCTCAACAAGTTTCACAGAGTTGGCGTTGGGCTCTGCCTTGGGTCTTTCGCCGGGTAGTTCTAGCAGGGGGCTTTCTTCTTTTACGGCGGCTTCGCCTAGATGCGGGAGCAGCGCATCCTCAAACTCCTCGATGCTGAACCGCTCTGGATCTGCCTCGACTTTAACCTTGACTGCCCGTGGCTTGTCCTTCTTGTAGTTCATCGTGCCCGGCACACGCATGATACGCGCCGCATCCGCAGGCACAGCGAAGTCGATCTTGAAGCCGAACTTGTGGCAGACCTTCTTTAGGTTTTCCGCGACTCTTTTCCATACAACGATAGGCGCGTCTTCATCAAGAGGCCAGTACACATGTAGACCACCCCCACTATCAACAACGAGGGGAGTACCAAGGGCAGAAAGACCAGATTCGTCAAGGAACTGCTGAAGTGCTTCAGCGCCCTCTCGTTTGCTCGCGTACTCTTTGTCACTCTTAACTCCGTTGCAGTCTATGTCCAAGAACATAGCCCGCATATATTGGGCGTTCTCCGCTAGCCGCCGCTTGCTGTCACCAAAGCTAGCCAGTGCAAAGTACGCGTCTTGCCCAGCCTCGCTGGACTCGGTGGCTTTTACTAACACATCGTCAACAGACGACACAAAACTGTGCTTCGGTTTGCCTGTACCGATAGTCGCCGCGCAATAATTACCCGAAGACGGTAGCACAGCCGCTAAGAAATCTCGCGACTCCATGTACTTCTCCTTGGGGTGTTACGCGGGCTCGTACTTATCTAGCTTGAACATCAAGGCATCAAAGCGCTTTACAAGCTCAAGCTGCCATTCTTTGGGTAGTTCTCGTGTTATGAGAAAGTGGTTGGCGAGGCGTAGCAGTTCTTCATCGGTCAGCGCGGAGGGCTGAATATCTATAGTAGTTTGTTGCATTCTCTTAGCGCCTCTTCTGAAGTCTTGCATGATTGTAGGATGGCCAGTACAGCGCGCACCTTGTCTTTATAGGCATTGGTCACTTCCGTGCCCGTGAACCAGTTGTACACCGTCTGACGTGTTGCGCCCGTGAACTTGGCGATTTGGGTAACTGGGAAATCAATGGCGATAGCCCACCGACCTAGCTGATTGCCTAGTGTCTTTGGGGCTTTACTAACCGCCTCTTTAACTGTTGCTGAATATGGCATGATTGTTCCGTAGAAGATGCGGGGGCGAACCCCCGCTTAAAAATTACTCGTCGTCCGCGTCCCACTCATCGACCACTGAGGCTAAGCTGCCTGCCTTCTTGGGTACTGCTGAGGGTTTAGCGGCGGCCTTGCGCTTCTCAGGCTCGTCAACGACTTCTTCTTGCACTTCTACTTCTGGCTCTTCTTGCACAGGTGCGGCTTTGGGCTTTTTGCCTTCCAGTTTGATTGGCACAACCGGAGCCACATTGTCTGCCTGCGCTACCGTCATAGTAATAGCGCGCTTTGCAGTCTCAGACTGGCCTGCTTCGATAGCAGCTTGATACTCGGCATCAGACAACCACCGAACGGGTGCAAAGAACAGCTTGGGCACAGCGGCTTTAGTGTCGAACTTCAAACGGGTCACTACCATCTCAGGGCTGATATTTTGCGCCGCCAGATAGCGAGCGTATGCCTGCAGGGGGCGCTTGTCGTCGCCCATTTCTTTGCCGAAGATTGACGTAGCCGCCAGTGTCAACTGCATAACATCGCCGCCTGCAACATCGTTGGCCAGCACTACAGCAAGACGTTGTGAGAATCGGCAGGCACGGCTCTCGCCCAGACCTGAGCCCTTGATGTTCTGTGGGCAGGTAGCGCAGGTTGCGCTCTGAGGGTTAGCGATACTGGCATCGGGCTTGTCGCCGTCAGCAGACCAACAGTCCGGGCCTTTGGCTTCGCCTTCGACAAACTGCCCTTCATAGTAGGTGCGGCTCACCTTGGGCGCGGCGTTGACAATAACTACGTCCAAATGGCGATCATCAATAGACGCCACTTCTTTGCCACCAGCCAGTAGACGGAACACGCCTCCTTTGACTGAGATACGCTTGACTGAAACGCCAGTACCGCCGCCGGTCAACGACTTGGCGATCTCTGAAAGCTCCCCGGTGCGAGCGAAAGAAGGGGTTTGCGCGGGATTAAATTCAACGATATTAGACATTACTTTTCCTTACTTGGTGGGTTTACGAACTGAAACATCGTACTGGGACATGCTGTTGAGCCCTGCAGGCACAAGCCCGGGGTTCTCTTCAAGAAACGACACCATGTTTGTCTGGTGGATACGCTTCTCAAATAAGTCCAGAGCGTCATGCTCAACAACGAACTGCTTAAAAGAATCCCAGTCATCGGTGTAGTACCGAGTCTTCTGGGACAAGATGATTGTGCCTTCAGGGGTTTTGATTGATGAGCTGCCGATGGCTAGCATCTGATCCTTCATGGCGTTCTTAATCTCTTCCTGTTGGATCTTCAACTCTTCAACGGATGACTCATACTCCTTGGTCATGGTTTGGATGCGGTCGCGTATTTTACGGTACACCCGAGCCAGTTTGTCGAGAGGGATGGTTTCTAGGTCTTGGTCACTCATGGTACGTTTCTCCTTGTAGTGTCAAATACTTTACAACAGTTTTGGGCATCATGCAACCCAATAAGGGTTTTCGATAATCAAGCTACTACGTCTTCGTACAGCTTCAACAACATATTGTGGTCTTCGACCCGCTCTTCCAAGCGCTTGAACATCTTGCGCTCGATTTCACTTCCTTGCAAATGTATTACTGTAACTTTGTCCGAGGACTGCCCGATTCGGTCAGAGCGCGCAATACATTGTGTGTACGTCTCAACAGACATCACAGGCCCGTAAAAAATCACAGTGTCCGCGGCTGTCAGTGTCACCCCATGAGACGCCGACTGAGGTTGAATCACCAGAACCCGTGGGTCTGGTTCTTCTTGAAACGCCCTGAATATAGAGGTGCGTTTGTTTACTCCGACATCCCCATGCACCACATCACAGCTAACATTGTGGTTTTGAAGATGCTGGTAGATCGAGTCAATGCTGTGCCTGAAGGGTGCGAACACGATGACTTTCCTACTGGTTTCTTCTAGCACCTCCAGCAGCACGCTCAGGCGCGGGGAGCAGTCAAACTCGACAACTTCCTTCTCGTCGGTGTACGCCGCGCCCGCAGAGATCTGCAGTAGCTTACTAACACCAGCCGCCGCATTGACCGCGCTGATTGTTTCGCCTGCTGCCGTGACAAGCATCTGCTCCTTTAAGAGGCGGTAGTACTTTCTCTGCTGGGCAGTAAGCGGTATGTCACGCGTCTCTGTTAGCACAGGCGGTAGGTCAGTACATTCTTCCTTGGTAAACCGTATGGCAGGTTGCAGTGCTTCGTAAACTAGGTCGCTTGCCCCCGCTTTCGGCACCCATTTGAACGTGGTGACTTTCTGCATAACTTTATCGCGCCACGCTGTCATGAATTTTGGCACACCTGTGGGGTTAACAAGTTTAGCTAAGCCGTAAGCGTCCAGAGGGGACTGCGAAGCGGGCGTGCCCGTCATCATCCACAGCATCGTCTCCGATGTCAGAATTTTGTTTAACGTCTTCCAACGCTTGGTGTTTGAGTTCTTATACGCGTTCGCTTCATCAACAATGATAAGATCAAACCGCCCGTCCCTGACTATCTCGTCAGCGATCAAGTTAACACCATCGTAGTTGACGATCACAAACTCATAGTCACCCTGCACCATCTCCAGTCTGCGCATGGCCTGCGCGTGGTGGGCTACCACAGCACTGCGGTGAATGACGCTCTTAGAAATACTGCTCATCCAAGCATCGTGCATAATCGACAGCGGACAGAGAATCAAACACCGTCTGACTTTGCCTAACTTCATAAGGTAGTCTGCTGCCCATAGCGCGGAGAATGTCTTGCCTGTGCCGGGATCGTTGAACACAAATGCTCGCCTGTGTAGCGTGAGAAACGAAGATGTCTCTGTCTGGTGTGCGAACGGTTTGAACTTGCCCGGCCACTCATAACGAGCAGTGATCGGGGACTTAACGTCTTTCACACCTAGATTGCGCAACACCCGCGCTTCGTCTAGCCCCCAGTACACAGCCATCTGGTACACGCCGTTGCGTTCTTCAACGATCTTGCTCTTGGGGATGATGGCGTACTTCGCCGGTTTGCGCGTCTTAAATAAGAGCGCCTTGTTATCTACGATCTGCATGACTACCCCTCAAGTCCGACTAATCTAAACACAAGATCGACGTCGGGGGCTGGTTGATGGACTACCATTTTTTCTATTTGTACTAGTCGGGATGCGACGGCGTTGTAGTCGTCTTCGATTTCCTGCAAACGCACCCAGTCAGTGCCATATCGAGCCAGCCAGATGTCAACCAGCGTTTGCGCGGGTGCTTCTATTACCCAGTCGGGTATTCCTGTAATTACAGTTTCAGTCATGTAGTTCTCCTTGAGTTGTTACTTAACGCCTCCGCTCGGGGTACGCCTGTACGAGCGGTTTTTCTTGGCAGGGACGACGGCGAGGTTTGCTTT